GTATAGGTATACTACTATTCGATCTAAAAAAATTTTCATACTCTTCATATTCATCAGAATATTGATTTTTCTTTACAACTTCTGGATGATTTTGAAGATAAGTATATGTTCTCTGAAATGTTTCTCCTATAATTTCTTGTAATTGAACAACTGATAAATCTGGGTAACACATAAATAACATAGCATATAACATACATACACCTCGTTCAGATTGTAAAATGCACATACTTTCTTCTAACGTTTTTCCAGGTGGAAGAGCTTTTGAAAGAGTTTCTGGAATTGTTCTTCCTTTCTTTCCAGCTTCAGAATCAATAAAATTATATTTTCCATCTACTTTTCGAATAACAGTTACATGTGATTTCATAAAAACCATAGCATTTCCATAAGATGATAAATATGAATCTATTTTTCCTGGTTCTAAACCTTCTCCTGTTTGAGAATTAAAAAAATGAATATTTAAATCATTTTTTAAACTTAAATATTTTTCTATTTGTCCTTGTTCTGATTTTTCCGAATATTTACCAGTTTTATTTTTTAGATGATTTAATTCTTCAGCAATTGTAGAATTACGTGGATATATATCTTTAATAACATGAATAAAATTATTATAAGTTTGTAATTTGATTAAAATTTGTGTTCCTAAATTAACTATATCCTGTCCTATATCTGTAACACCAGTTGCTAAATCTTTTTTACTATAAGGATACTTTTTTGAAAGATCTTTCCAAAATTGTATATTACCTGAAGGATTAATATTTCTTAAATTAAAAATAGGTAAATCTGCAGTTGGTTTAATAGCAACTAATCCGGCTTCTACGCTATATTTTGAAGATGGTTGAGATTGTTGAGCTGGAAGTTGAGATTGTTTATTTCCCATTATTATTTCTACGAGTTTTTTTACAATCTATAAACTTTCTTAATGTTTTGTTTTTCTTTCCTAAATAATTTAAATATTTATGCCATGATTCTTTAGTTTTTAAATTTATTTGTGGACACATTTCTAAAAATTCTATTTTTCTATCATATAAAAATTCAGGATATATAAATAATTTTTCTATATCTTCAGTATACTTAGTTCTATCTATAAAATCAGTTAATTTTTTACAAAGATCTTTCATTTCAAAAGAACCAAATCCATAATAAGGATCAAAAATATCTTTTTTATATTTATGATCATCATAAGTTATTTTTGTTCCTGACCATCCAACTTTAGTAATAGGTCTCCAAATTTCCCATCCTGTATCCCATAAAAATAATTGAAATTGTAATTTACAATATAATTCTTGATGTTTTATTACATCCATTACATTTTTACTAAGTAATATTATAATGGAGAAATTCCGTGGATCTTTATTAATAATTCCTAGATCAAAAAATTGGAAAGAAATTGATGAAACTGATAAATATTCTAAAAAACAAAGACAAAAATGTTCACAAACATCTGGTAGAGAATGTTTTTTATATCCTTATCCTATAGGTCTAAAAGTTTTAGAAATGTTTAAACCTAAGAAATGGTTAGATCCTACTGCAGGATGGGGTGACCGTTTAAGATGTGCTATAACTTATGGATGTGAATATATGGGTATAGATTCAAATCCTGAAATGCAATCAGCATATAAACAAATTATTGAAGAAAATATTTTAACAGCTAAATGTGAAGTTTTATATGGAAAATTTCAAGATGTCAAAATTAAAGGAAAATATGATTTAGTATTTACAAGTCCACCATTTTTTACAAAAGAAAAATATGAAGGTATGGTAGAATGGAAAGATGTTCAAGAATTTTTAAAAGAATTTTTAAAACCTTTATTTGATAAATCAGTAAAACATCTTTCTAAAAATGGTCATTTAGTTTTATATATTGAAGATATTGGAACAGAACCTTTTATAGATTTAATGAAAGGTTATGCTGCAGAATTACCCTTAGATTATGAAGGTGCATTTTATTATGAAGCTAAAACACCAAGACCATATTATGTTTGGAAACGGAAATAATTATTTATAAATTTAAATATTAAATAAATTAACAAATGGAGTTTATGCCTGAAGGTGAAACTCCAGTTGAACTTGATTCAAATCCTGAAATTTTATCTAAATGGTGCACTAATGTAGCAATTCAAAATGTTCAAAAAGCTGCACAAATTATGAGATTTGATTTACATTCTGAAGATGAATATAGAAAAGAAATTCATGAATTTAAAAATGTTCTTCGTACATATAAAAAAGTTTTGAAACATTCTATAAATTGTGTACTTAATAAAAAGATGAAACTAAATTAAAATAAATTAAAAAAATGATTTTAATTCACCATATCTTGTTCCATATACATGAACATTCATAGGATTAGCTATTGGTGGTGCAAAATCTTCAATATCTTTTCTATAAAACATATAGAAATCAACTTCAGAATAAATTTTTGCTGCTGCGTATCCAACTACTCTTGCATTTAAATCTTCTAAATCTGAAGCTATAGTATTAGGATTATTACGACCAAACATTAAATAATATGATCTCATAATTAATTTTAAATCATCATCTGATTGTTTATCAATTAAAAATTTACCCCCAGACATTTGTGAAACTTGTTGTTGAATTTTTGATTGAAGTAAATCAATATTTGCTTGACTAAAAAATGTTTTATTTAAAGGAGTTTCTGTATGCATATGACCAATTAATTCTTGTCTAGTATCATTACTATCTAAAGTTGATCGAACATCATATAAAGAAAATTGTTTTGTAGTTTGTAATGAAGGATCATTAAAATTAGGTATTCTACCAGAATGTTGAGGTGGTGGAAATTGCTTTGACGTCGATGTTAAGTTATACTTATTTTCAACAGACTCAGGTTTAACAAAGTTCATTTTTATAATATAGGTCTGGGAATTTGTAAAGCATCATAAATTGCATAAATTTTTTCAGCTTCTTCAGGAGTTATAATCTCAGGATATACTGTTCCATAAGCTTGATAATAAATATATTGAATATAACCTTCAATAGTTAGTGTATAAACGTCAGTAGCTACTGCATCTGTTTGATATTTAATACCTACTCCATGAACAACTTTACCAGTAGTAGGCCGGGGGGCTGCTCCACAATTTGTAATGACTGTTATAAGCTTGGATGTTATTAAGTTTATAAATTTACAATCTTGAGCATATAATTTCGAAAGTATTGAGCTCATTATTTTCTTTGTAATAAATCAAAATGGCAAATCCTCTCCCAAAAACACTTGCATTTCGACACACATTCGTATCGAGTGTAGTGAAAGAAAACTTAGTAACACTTTTTGGTGAGGTAGGTTCTGAATTTGAACTTGGAACAGATTATGATGCCGAAATTCTTTATAAAGTTTCTTCATCTGAATTGTCAAACTTATTTAATTATTTCAATGGTGGTTTACTAAACAGTCAAGTTGTTCTTCCTAATGGTTCTGTAGGTTCAGCTGACTTAAGATCTTTATTAAGCGTTAATGCTGAAGTAACTGAAACTTCAATCAAACCTTACAATAGTGGCTATAAAGGAACATCTACAACTTTATTAAATGAACAAAATTCTAAACAAGATGGTGGACAATACTATTTAGGAGATGTAGTATTATTTAGTCCTAATCCTTTAAGTGATCCATCATGCTGGACATGTATTCGCACAACTAGTTCATCCGCTTCTCCAATTCCTTTAAGAGGAACTGTAAATGCTAATCAAATTAACAGAGATGCAGTTCCAGGATCTACCTTACAATATGCTGGTTTTTTTGGTTCAGACAAAAATTCTCAAAATTATATTACTGGTGTTAAACCAGCTTATTATACTTATCCTGGAGCAGTATCAACTAATGTTACACCAGAGACAAATCCTGAAGCTACTTTAGTTCTTAATTCTGAATATTGGAAGGAATCATCAATTGCAAGATCTTACAATGCTTCTTCAATTTATTATACTGGACAAGTAGTTGCATTTAGTGGTGGTGTATATGAATGTATTTCAACTCAAGGTGATGCTGTAACACCTCCTTTATTCTTAAATCCTACTCCTACTTCTGCTAGTGCTACAATTGCATTATCTTTATCAGCAGATGCATTAAATGGTTCTTATGGTGTAGATTTTGGTGGACAACGTTATATTCAAAATGTCCCTCCTTCAGGTGCTGCAGCATCTTCTCAATTTTGGAAACCAGGTTCTTTCCGTAAATTACCTACAACTGTTTATGCCAACTTAAACTGGACTAATTTTGACATTAATCAAAAAATTAATCAATATGATGCCAATATTACTGGTGGAAATGGAGCACAAACTATTCCTTCATTTACTGATGATGCTGGTTCTAAGGTTGTAACTTTACGAAAGATTTATGATGATAATGAAAAAGGCTTTATTATGGATGTAGCAACTTCTATTTTATCACGTATTCCTGCTGCTGCAATTAAGGCACAACTTATTGGACAAAGACCTGCTCCAGATAGCACATTATCAGAAATGGTTTTAGCAGGTCCTCATTGGACTTATCCTGATGATTATGCTCCAGCAGTTCAAGGTGTATTTGAAGAAGCAGTTTATCGTGATATGTTACAAGTTTCTGGAGTACCTACAACAATTTCAAAATTTGTTGTTTCTACAGGATCTGAAGGTTATTTCCAAGATGGTTCTACTGGAAGACCATCTGTAGAATTAATTCAACAAATTGGTGGAAAATCAATTCTTGCAACTGATCCTTTAAGCTGCACATTTGACATAAATAACAGAGTATATGCAAGATGTGGTATTAGTCGTGTTTTTGTAGATAAAGCTGCATCTTCTTATCTTGCAGATACAAATACTTATTCAGTAGGAGATGAAGTTACATTTACTATGCAATATCAAGAATCTATGTTTTTCATTAGTCCAACTGCCGTTGTAAATGGTGTAGATTCTACAACTGGAAAAATTTTAAGTGTAACTGTAACTAATCCCGGAGATGGTATTCTAGGATTACCAACATTATCATGTAATGGAAATATTGTATCATATTTACTTCCATTTGCTAAAGTTACAAGTTTACTAACAGCATATACACCAACAGATACTAAAGTAAATGCTTGGGGATTTACTTCAGATGAACCTGTTATTGTTTTACAAGGATCTGGTTCTGGTGCTACTGGTTATGCTGTAATTACTACTGCAACAACTGTTCCTCCTCTTACAACTGAATATTCTACTAATTTATCTATATCATTTGATACTACTTTATATCCTGGAGCAGTAGCTGGTGCTAATTATTTAGGACCACCAAATAATATTTATAAACAAGATTTAGTTATGCTTAAAGGTACTACTAGCAATTCTATACTTCCTGCAGCTGTTACTAAGGTTGATACTAATGGTGGTATTGTATCTCTACAACTTTTACAACAAGGTTGTGGTTATTTACAAAGTCCAATTATTCAACTTGGTAGACCTCCACTCAATCCATTTGATACAGCAAAAGTATATGATACTGTAAGTGGAGCAACTGCTGGTGTTACTCTATCTGGACCTAATCTTTTAGGTATAACATTATCCGGACGCTATTCTCTAAAAAATAATGTAGGAAATATAGTTTTACCACAAGGTTATGCATCTAGCGTAGGATCAACTTTTGGTAAAATTACTCCTTATGTTGGAGTAAATTATGTTGATATTGTTTTTGGAGGATTAGGTTTTGAAGCTGGTGAAGTTCTTGATGTTCTTGGTAGTGTAACTCCTGCTATTTTTAGCACAGATTCTTCATCTGCTGGAGGAACTTTTTTAACTACAACTTATGGAGGAACTGGAACAACATCTGTTACTATTATTAATGGAGGTAATGGCTATAGTCAAGGACAATATTTATTATTAGATGGTCCAACTGCAGGTATAGAATTACTAGGTAAAGTAACACGTCTTGGTGGTAATGCTAAAAGTTTATCTTTTCTAAATAGCAATTTATGTGGTGTAGATTATGCTGTAGGTGAACTTGTAACTTTAACATCTTCGGTTAATGATAGTGATCTAAGTACTGGAGATACATTAGTTGCTGTAGTTACTGATGTTGAAGTTGGTGGACAAATTTATGATGAAGAACAACAAGCTGGTGGTGCAGTAACTACAAGATATTCTAATACTGTTGGATCAGAAAAAGTATTTTTAAGTGATTCTGGATTTACTGGTACAACTTTTAATATTCAAGATCAATTAACAGCGCTTCCATTATTTTTTCAAGTTGAAACAATTTCAATAACTAATAGTGGAGCAGTATATTCTACTTCTAATCCTACACTCACAATTAGTGCTCCAACTGGAACTGCTACAAATACTACATTTACTCCAGTTACTGCTGCAGCTACTCCTATTATGGGATTAAATGGAATTGGTGTTACTGGAGCACCTGGAAAAAATTTTGCTGCTGGTGATTTTATTTTTGTAAATCAAACTAGTGGTAGTGGTGGAGCTGGTTTTTCTGGACCAGCTACTACTGCAAAAGCTGTAGTTTTACAAGTAAGTACAACTGGAGCAATTTTAGCATTAGGTGTTGAAGGCAGAGGAGAATATTTTGATATCGCAGGAACTCTTGTTTATAGCACAACTGGGGATGGAAAGGCTTCAGATAATTCAACTTCTGGAGCTGCATTTAATGCAATGTTCTTATCATTTTTTACAATTGTTCGTGTGAGATTAACAGAACGTGGTTTAGGTTATGTTAGTAACCCAACTGTTACAATTGTAGGAACTTCTAGTGGTGTTCCACAACTTTGTAGTCCAGTTGTTCAACGAGCAGGTTCTGGAGCATTATTTAGATTAACAGCATTTGATTTAACTGCTTCACCAATTACATTTACTGTTAAACTACTTGACCGTGGTATTGGATATAGAACTGGTGATGTTCTTGAATTTTATGGGCCATTATTAGCAACTCCTGGATATCAACAAGGTCGTGGCATTATAGCTTTAATTGATAGAACTGTTGGTGGAAATATTATTGGTGCAGATTTTAGCACAGCTGCAACTTCTCAAGGAACCTTCTATAAACCTGGTGCATATACATTTACTATTCCCAGTGGAGATCCAAAAAATCCTACACCAGGAACAGCATATCCTTTGAAATTTAGAGTTTTAACTGTTGGAGATCCATCATCAATTTCAGAAATAGATATTATTCATTCTAAAGGAGCATATTCTACAAATACTGGTTTTTCACACAAAAAAGTTGCAAGTGTTAGTGTTGGAACAGTAGATAGTTTTGGAAAGATTTTATCTTTGAATTATCAACCTGGTTATGGCTACAGAGGTATCCCAATTGTTAAACCCAGATCTACATCTGCTGGTGTTGGTGCCTTATTTAATGTTCCTTATATGGGAGTATCTCGTGTAGAAAATACATTTTATAGAGATGAAGATGTTTTTGATCTTGGAAATGTATATATTACTCCTCCAGTTGCATTATTACCAGCAACTGCTTATGCTACAATTCCTGGAGATTTATATCCTATTAGTGTTGATTTATTTAAGAATCCAAATATTTTAGATACTTTAGAATCTATTAAACCTGGTAGCACAACTGGTTATGCTCAAGGTAAAGCTACTATGTCTATTCAAAATATTTTTGTAAAAAGTCCAGGTAAATCTCTTGGAAATTTATTATCAGTAAATCATGGACAAACTGGAGCACAAGATTTAACTATTACTATTTCTCCTCCAGATTTAACTCCTGCTCAAGGTGGTGTTCAAGCTACAGCATTTGTTCAATCTTCAGGTTATGATACTACATTTCAAAGAATTTTAGCTGTTACTGTGCCATCAGATGGTCGTGGTGCTGGATACTTAAAAGCTCCTACTATAACTGTAACTCTTGCTGATGGTGCTCCTCCTTCAGATAATATGCCAATTTTAGTTGCACAAATGTCAGTTACTGGTGTAAACGTAACATCTAGAGGACTTGGTTTTGGAAATCCCCCTGGTGCAGAATTTTCAGATTCAGATGTAACTCCAGGTTTACGTGCAACTGTAACTTCTACAACCTTAAAGAAAACTATTACTGAATTTAATATTAGTGATCCTGGAACTCAATATATTAGTGTTCCAACTGTAGACGTCATAAGTCAAGGAACTGAACAACTTGGCTATGTAAGAACTGCTATTACTGATATTCAAGTTACTAGTTCAGGTGCTGGATTTAAAGTTGGTGATGTTCTTGAATTTGGACATTTTGGAACTACTGGATTAACTTTAACTTATGCTGGAGCAACAGGAGTTACATACTTATTTAATTCTCCTCCACCAAGTGATAGAATAAGTGTAAAAGAATTATATGGTGGTGTAACATTTCAATCAACTGAATGTGCACAAGCATGTGTATCCGAAATTGATCCTGTAACTGGAGGAATTATAAGTGTAGTAACTAATTATAATCCATGGAGTCCTTCTAAAGATAAATTTGGTGTAGATACTAGAGTTCTTTCTAAAAATGATATTCAGTCTGGTGGATTAGGTTATGGTTTTCCAGAATATTATGAACCTAATGATGGTTTAACATATAAGATGGAAGCTTTACCAAGAGTAGTTGGATTTTACAGACCTAATGAAGCTGCTGCAGCACCTTATTTTTCTGCTGGAATTACTTTAGCATCTAGTTCTACAGTTCCTTGGATTAATCCTACTGATGGAACATTAAATAAAGGTGCTACATTTTCTCAAGGTGGTTCTGATGTGACAATTTTAACTAAACTAGGATTAGATACATCTGGAGCTACTCTTCTCTCAGATTTATATACTGCTGGAAGTATTCGTTTACCTACAATTGAAACTCGTCTTGGAATTCGTAAATTTGATGTATGGGATAATAAAAAAGGTCAAAGCCATGTAAATGATGCAAGAATTTTAATTCAAGATCCTCCACAAATTCAACAAGCAAGATATAATGCAATTAGAAATCCAGTAACTAATACAATTACTAGTTATTCTAGACAAACTGGTGGTTTAGGTTATACTAAAGTTCCTCAAGTAACAATTACTGGTGGAAGTGGTTCTGGTGCTAATGCAACTCCTAAAATGGGTATTGGTGAAGTTAAAATTCTAAATGGTGGTTCTGGATATGCAGTTGGGGATGTTGTAACTTTTCCAACTCCTTCTGGTGGTGGTACACCTGCAAGTGGTATAGTTACTATAGTTGATGGTGGAGTTTTAGGATTAGGTCGTCGTGCTGAAGTAGATTATGCATCTGCTGATCTTTCAGGATTAACATTCAATACCATCACTTTAAAACTTGAAGGAGGTGAGCCAACTGGAACTTCTATAATTTCTAATAATGGTTATGGATATGCAGTTGGAATACAAGTACCTGCTACTCCAGCTTCAATATGTGATACTTGGTATAATAGTGAATATTTCATTCCAATGTTTCCTAAAAAAGAAAACGGTGATGTTGATGTAGAACACGGTTATATGTATACATTGGGAAATATTACTTCAAAAATATTATTTGATCAACCACTTGGTTATGTATTTGGGTTAAGACCTGCTTTTCCTTTACAGATTAGTCCAGGTAATGATCCTTATGCACTAATAGAAGTAAATTCAATTATAAATAAAAATGGAGCTATAATTGGATTAAGAGATAGTTCTGGAGCTTTAATTAATGATACAAGTTTATATTGGAGTTATTTAAATTATACAAATTATGGTGATAGAACTGGATTAGTTACCGCATGCTCTAATACAGCATTTTTTGCTTCTGCAGGACAATATTTTAATTTCGCTAATATCCCTGGAATAGAATTGCCAGATTATATTTCATCATTTAATTTTATCGGTTGGTCAGATGGTGATACAAGTGGTCCAACAAGATTTCCATATTCATGGTGGTTTAATATTAGCCAAGGTTCAACAGAATATTATAATGTTCCTAAAAATCCAGCCATTTTTAGAGTAGATGATGTTGAAGATCAAGCTAATGGATATGTAAGTGGAACATTAATAGATCCAGGATCTGGTTCATATTTTGATTCAAGATATGTCTTAGATGCTCCAGGAGGAGGATCAATTTCTTATATTAACGTAATAAATCCAGGAAGCGGTTATACAAGTGTGCCTGAATCAAATAATATTACAACTGCATCATTTACTGGAGAACCTTCTGGTACAGGTGCTGAATTATATGCTACTTTAACTTTAGTAGAACTTACAGCAACAACTGCTGGAAACTTATACTTTGCTGCTCCTACTGTCTATATTGATCCTCCAATTTTTAGATCTTTAACTCCTCAATTATATGCAAGATCTGCTGGAATTTTATATCAAAATGGTTCATACTTTGATTGGACTAGCCTTGTTGATCCTGCTTTAGAAGTTGTTACTTCCGGTTCTGGATATGTAGAAAGTGGTATTTATAAATTAGTTGTTGATTCAACTGTTGGAGGATTACATCAAGAAGGTAATGCTAGTTTTTCAATTGATAGTTTAATTATGTTAGGTGGAACTGGAAATTTAACTGATGCCAATGATTTAACTTCAAACATTGTTGATAAAAATACTCGTTATGGAATTAAAGATACTTTTGGAGGAACAGAAACTTTATTACAAGAATCTATATATGTAGTTAAGGGTTCTAATTATCGTCCAAATGAACTTTATAGATTAATACCATATGGAAAGACACCTTCTTTAACAGCTGGAGCTACACAAGGAGTAACTGCCGTAATTAAAATCAAAAAGGTATCTGATTTTCTAGATAATGAAAAGAGTCAAATATTTGGAAGTGGAAATAATGATTATATTGGAATTTTAGATGAAGGTAAGAAACAAAATGGTGAAGATGTAGGTGGATATGGAACAGGTTATCTTAATATACCAAAAATTAGAATTGTAGGTGGTTCTCAAGGAGTTGAAATAAAACCATCACTTGGTTTAACTGATATTGATTTTGTATCTGGTAACCGTGGAACAAATTATAATGTAAATGATGAAATATGGGCACAAGCTCCTGAATTTGGTGAATTAGTAATTGGTAAAGTTTCTAAAGTAATTAGTATAACAGAAGAGGGTGTTACAAGTAATGGATTAATAGCAGGTGTAAATTTGTATAAGCCATATAAAGAAGGATTACGATCACTTCCTCAACTAACTGTTGCTCGTAAAGGTGCAGTTATAGCAGGTTCACAAGATGCACAATTGGTAGCTTCATTAGGTGTATCTAAAGCTGCAATTACTGCAAATACTGATGGATTTATTGGTGATGCATTTGTTCAAGTTGATTTTCCTAATGGACGGGGTTATATAGTTCAACCAAGAGAAGCTGTTCTTGAACCTAAATATGTGTTTATGGTAGATCAAGTAGCAGTAAATCCAAATGGAAATGGAACAGCTCCAATTTTATACGAAACAGCTCCAATTGTTAAATTTGATATTCCACCATTTATTAATACTTATTCTGGATGGAATGGTGTATATTTTGCTCCAGGTGATTCATTTGATATTGTGGTTCAATATACCATAGCTAAAGCAGTTGCATTTGAAGTAGATCCAGATGTAACTTTACCAGGAAAATACCTTGAAGCAGATAGTATTACTATTGGAGGAGTAACTATTCCATTAAGAAAACCAGGTGCATCATCATCACAAGGTCGTGAAATATCTCAGAACAGAGTAATATATAAATATCTAGTTAAATTTCAAGCAGTATAAGTCTAGATGATAAATAAATGTCAGGATTACAATTTTCATATAATTTTTTACAAACAACATCTACTCGTGCACAACTAACAATTCCTGGTGTTGTTATACCAGGAGATACTAGAAATAATATTAGTGAAATTACAATTAATGTTCCAACAATTTTATTATCAAGAATATTTTCATTTGAAAAACAACCATATTATGGAAATATTTCATCATATGGTGGTAGATTAAAACTTGATTTTTTACCATTAAAAGAATATTTAGATGTTTTAGATTTAAAATTAACTAATAAAACTATAATAGAATTTTATGATGACAGAAATCCAAGTAATATAATTGATAATTTAGTTAAAATATCACAGAAATTAATATATTCAAATACAGATCCTTTATCTAAACTTCCAGCATCTGCAATATTAAGTAATGAAACTACAGATATACAAAAAGATCCTTCATATACAACATTTATTGCAGGTCCTATAGATACAAGTGGAAATCAAAGTGATTATTCTGCAATAACTGATTTGTTTAATCAAGCAATTGCTGCTGGAATGATAGCAGATGATAATGGCAATTTATATCCATTTACTGATATGTACACTGTATATTTTGATGAAAATATAGGAAGTGTATCTATTAAATTAAATTGTTCAGTAATTAAAAATAGAGTTTATAAATATTGGTCAGATTCAAATGCTCCACCAGTTAATCAAATTAGAATTGGTGGTCAACTTATAAATCTTGGTGGAACTGGTGGATATGGAAGTTCTACTGAAGCAAATTATTTAATTACTTTTAAATCATCAAATCAACCTTCTAATTTTTCTTATAATTTTGTTAATGGAGCTATTCGTAATTATTATGATAATTCAGTTTTAGCAACACAAATTTTAAATCAAAAGTCACCAATGTTAACATTTATTCAAGGAGTTACAATGAATAATTCACCAAATCTTTCAAGAGGTGTAGTTTTAGCTTCAACATTACAATATGCAAAAGATTTAGGTTTACAATATTTAGTTAATATTGATAGTGCTTCAATTGCAGGAGAAGAACAATATTTAATTACAAATTACAGATTTTTACAAAATACTTTAACAACATTAACTTCAGATAATACAATCAATACAGAATATTCTAGAATGATGACAGTATCTGGTATTACTGGACAATATAGTTATAAAGGAAATTATGGAGATGCAATAACATATTCTCAATATAATGTAGTTACAAATTATGGATATTTTTGGAATTTAACATCTTTACAATCTTATGGTATTCCTCCAGGTGTTACAGGTTCATCATGGGGATTATTTCAATTAGGTTATGGTCCTACAGGTGGAACAGGATATATTCCAGTTACAGGTGGAACAGGAACAACAGGAACTACAGGAACTACAGGAACTACAGGAACTACAGGAACTACAGGAACTACAGGAACTACAGGAACTACAGGAACTACAGGAACTACTGGAACTACTGGAACTACTGGAACTACTGGAACTACAGGAACTACAGGAAGTTTTATAAATGTTACTAGAGTAGCAGGTGATTTTGGCGGATATACTAATGGTGATGCATTAACACAAGCAGAATTTTACCTTCCTCGAAGTATAGTATTTAATTCTGCAGGTAAACTATTTGTTGCTGATACAAACAATGATTCAATTCGTGAAATTAATTTTACTACAGGAATAGTTTCAAGTGTAACTGGTTATCTAGGATTAAGTAATGGTTATACTGATGGTATAACTTCTGGAGCACAATTTGATAAACCTGCATGTTTAGCATTTAATTCTACAGGTAATTTATTTATTTCTGATAATTTTAATCATGTAATTCGTGAAATTAATTTTAATACAGGAATAGTCTCAACCGCAGCTGGAACTGGAACACCAGGATATCAAGATGGTATAACATCAGCTGCACAATTTTATTCACCTGCTGGTATAGCATTTGATTCTGCAAATAATTTATTTATTTCTGATAATAATAATTGTGTAATTCGTAAAATTAATTTTAACACAGGAATAGTTTCAACTGTAGCTGGAAATGGAACACCAGGATATCAAGATGGTTCAACTTCAAATGCACAGTTTTTAAGTTTACAAAATATAGCATTTAATTCTGCAGGTAATTTATTTGTTTCAGATGATAATTATATTCGTGAAATTAATTTTAATACAGGAATAGTTTCAACTGCAGCTGGAACAGGAATCCAAGGATATCAAGATGGTATAACTTCATCAGCTAAATTTAATTATCCAGATGCTTTAGTATTTGATTCTACAGGTAATTTATTTATTGCTGATAGTAACAATCATTTAATTCGTAAAATTAATTTTACTACTGGAATGGTTTCAACTGTAGCTGGAAGTGGAAATTCAGGAAGTCAAAATGGTATAACTTCAGCTGCAGAATTTTCTAATCCTCGTGGTTTAGCATTTAATTCATCTGGACAATTATTTATTGCAGATACAGGAAATTCTCAAATTAGAAAAATAGATTAATAAAATATAAAATGAATACTCATCCATTAGGAAATAGACCTTGTTTCATAAATCCTATATTATATAAAATGAAAGCTTTACAGAAAATAAAAAATAATTTAGTAGAAACTCTAGCAAATTATATTTCAGAAACTACTGATAAAACAAATACTTTAAATGCTTTAACAGAAATACAGAATAAAACATGTCAAGTTATAACTACAAATGTAAATGGAGTAATAGTTCCAGGTGTTACTATACCTAATAATAAATGCGATTGTTAATCTAAGGTATTTAATGTTGTTTTATATAAAGAATTATTAATAATTTCATCAATTTCTACAGTTAATGAAAATTCAAATCCATTTAGATCTAGAATATTTTCATATAAATCAAATAAAGAAAATTTTAAATTAATTATATTTGTAGGTTGTGGAAAAACATATTCTTTTGTAACTGTATTTGAACCATCATCAAAAATATAAGAATATTTTGGAACATCAACAATAATTTTTGCAAATGCATTTAATTTTCCATCAAATGTTTTATGTTCTACAATATTATGTTCAGAAACAGATAAAAATACATATGGACATTCTACCATATTAAATATAGCTTCTGCAGTATAACTTTGTTGTCCAGAATAAATCATTTTACGAAAACCAAGATTATAACCAATACCATTTTGGAATGGTCTTGCTGTATTTGGTGCAGTAAAATCTAATTTAAAAGTTTGTGAATTGTTAGTATTTATTAAACTTATACTAAGTTTTCCATTTGTAATATTTAAAAAAACAGAAAAAATATTAGGACCAAATAATTCATCAAATCTTTCTTGTAAAATTGAAGAAAATGTATCCGAATCTTCATATACACCATCTTCAAATTTTACTTTAATAGGTTGTGGATTTCCAATACCATTAAAATATGTTACATAAAAAAAGCCATTATTATATTTACTACAACTTATATTATACCAAGTATTTGGAATTTCAACAGAAGAAATTCTAATTGAATTAGCATTTTTAATTGGTACTGGTAATCTATATTGAAAATCACTAGATAAAGAAGTTAAATCATCTCTAAATCTACTATCAATATTAATTACATGTGTTTTAATATATTTAGATTTATAAGAATGATCTGTTGTGCCAACTCCAGGATGTTTTTCTAAAGGAGGTGGAGCACCAGCTTCATGGCGACTACCAGCATATCTTTGAAAAGCTTCTTGATCTTCTAATTCTGGATGTTCTTGTCCTTGATGATGAGCATCTACATCATCTTCATATTCATTATGATCAATAAAAATATCTTTTGCATTAGGTTCAAATTCTTTTCTAGCTTCTTCATCATTTTCAGCTAAAAGTTCAAGATAAGTTTTACTTTCCATTTGAATATTTACTACTAAATGTTTCTAAATCATCTATCCACAATTGTTCTGGTGATTTTTTCTCAAGATCTGAAATTTTCTTTTTCAAAGATTCTAGTTCATCATGATGTTTTCTTGCATGAACAGATGTTAAAGATTTAATTGGCAAATCTAGCAAATAATCATAACCATTAATTTTTACAAATTTTTGTTGTTCAAGTAGATTATCACATTCTTCAGGTGTTCGACGTTTCAAATCTGGTATAGGCATATCAAAACATTGTTGAGTAATAAATCTCACAACGTTTTCATGATAAGGTAATTTAGATTTTAGAGATTCAAGCATAAATTCTCTACGTTTTACATAAAGTTTTTGTCTCATTAAACAAAATTCTTCAAGAATTTCAAATAAAGAATCATATTTATGAATAATATTTTCAGAATTAAAAGCATGCATATTTGTAAGTTTCAATTTATATGCTAGAGATTTTTCAATTATAGGTATAGATTCTGCTGAACATTTAATTTTAAATAGAACTTGTGTATCTGTAGAAGTATCTTCATAATCTTTAATAGTACCATCTTGAATTTTTGAATCAAGCCATTCTTTATAATCTGAAGTCCATGTTTCAATTGGAAGTTCTGTAATTATCAAAGAATCTTTTTCTTTTTTAAGACAACCTTTAATTTCAAGATTTTCAATAGTTCCTAGAAATCCACGATACCATGGTTCCAAAGAAATTTTATTTAGACTAATTTCTTTATTTAACCATTTTTTCAAACCTTCAATAATTTTATGTGGATTACATTGTGGAATAAATGTTGAATAACCAGTACCAATACCACGTGCACCATTTATCAAAAGCATAGGGATAATAGGTGCATACCAATGTGGTTCAACAGGCATACCATCATCATCTCTATATACAAGACAATCAAAATCATCTTGTGGAACTAGTAAAGGTAAATATGGTTGCATAAATGTATGAATATAACGTGGTGATGCAGCATCTTTACCACCTTGTAATCTAGTACCAAATTGTCCTTGTGGAACAAACCATGGAATATTTTGTGAACCTACAAAATCTTGTGCCATACCTATAATTGTGTCGTTCAAAGAAGCTTCACCATGATGATAACCTGAATGTTCAGAAACATAACCAGCAAATTGAGCAACACGAATTTCTGATTTCAAATTTCTTTTAAATGATGAAAAGAGAATTTTTCTTTGTGATGTTTTCAAACCATCCATAATATTTGGAATTGAACGTTCCAAATTATAATTTGAAAAGTGAATCAAATCTTTATTAATAAAATCATTATACATAACTTGTTTTTGAGGATTTAGAATATCAGATTCTTTATGTGTTTGAAGCCATATTTTTCTATCATCAGCCTTAGATTTATTAAATGCTAATTCTAAAGAATCATCTGATTTATCATTATAAGTAAATCCAATAATATTAGGTGTTTTAAAATATTCTTTTGCTTCTTGTGCAGTTGAAGTTCCCAATCCTTTATAATATTTAATTTTATATCCTTGATTTTGTTGTTTCCATTGTTCATATTCATATTGAGTATAAAATGATAATGTTTTATTAAATCTTGTAGCTTTTACAATTGGTGTACTCATAAAATTTAGAAAACCAGACATTTTAAATAGAGTATGCCATAGTTCATGAAATACATTAATAAGCAAACCACGAATATGTGATCCATCATAATCTTGATCTGTCATAATAAGAATTTTTCCATATCTTAGAGATTTCAAATCAGAATATTTCTTTGCTGATTCTAAACCCATAATTTTTTTCAAATTAGTAATTTCTTCAGTTTCTGAGATTTTCTTTACTGAAACATCTTTAACATTTAAGAGTTTACCTCTCAAAGGATATACACCAAAATAAGCACGTTGTTCTTGTGACAAACCAGAAAGAGCCATAGCTTTTGCTGAATCACCTTCAGTTAAAATTAAGATACATTCATGACTTTTTGTAGTTCCAGCAAAAGATGCATCATTTAGTTTAGGAACAACAATTTTTGACATTTTTTTACCATCAGTTTTTTTATCATCTTTTTGATCTTTCTTATCTTGTTCTTCCATAACTTTTGTTAGAATATTAAGTTTCAACAATTTTTTAAGAAATTCTGGAGTAAGTTTACATGATACTTTTGTAGTCATAATTTCTTTAGTTTGTGATGAAAATGAAGGATTTTCAATTGAACAATTAATAAATATAGATAAAGAATCTTTTACAAATGAAGGTTTAACTTTAATCTTTTTCTTAGTTTCAAGATGTTCAACAAAGAAAGAAACAATTTGATTTGTAATTTCATCTACATGTTTACCACCTTTTGTCCATACACCATTAACAAATGATACTTGAAAGAATTTTTGTGAATCTCCTACACAAATATTCCATTGTGGCATATTTTCAACTATAACATTATCTACATATTTTAGTGCATAAGATTGAAGATCTTTATATTTAATAACTTCAGAATTCCATGTTACTTTTGGTGAACCTACAGTCATAGCAAGATCATGAACACGTCTTTCTACAACAGAAATCATAGATTGTGGAATTTCAGTCCAACCAAATTTTTGAAAATCTGGTGTCCATGTAATTTCAATTGAAGATTTTGCTTTAGAAGAAGTTATTTTAGGAGGTTTAATTTTAGTCATATTTTTTTCAAATATTTGTTCATATTTTTTTCCTTCTTTAGAATCTATAATTGTAAGTTCAAATTTTTCAGAAAAGATATTAACAAGTTTAACACCATAACCATTTTTACCACCAACTAATTTCTTTTCTTCTTTATTATAATTTGTTGAAGTTAGAAGTTCTGCAAATATAAGTTGGGGAATTGGAATTTTATATTCAGGATGTTCACAAATAGATATACCTTTACCATCATTTTTAATAGAAATTGTTTTAGAAGTAATTTCAATATTAATATTTTTTACAGGTTCTAGAGAATCTTTTGTTCTAACAGCATGATCATGTGCATTAACTAGAAGTTCATCTACAAGTTTATAAAATCCAGGATTAAAATCTAAGATTTCAGAAACAAATTTATTTTCTTTTAGAATATAATGTTCTTCTTTTGAATTTTCTATACTACCAATATAAGTATCTGGCAATTCATAAATATGTTCACGATGAGTATGTTTCTTATACTCCATTCTAATATTTGTTGTAATTAAAAAATATACAGATGGCTATATGTAAATCCGTTTTGAAATCAAGATTTTTAAAATAGTAAGGAAAAAAAGTTCCTAAGGAGTTAAGAAACTCCGTCAATCAGAACGAGAGGCTTGTGAAGTCAAGCGGAACTTTCACCTGTAGGGCGAGAAGGGATGGGAGGAGCTATGCCAGAGCCACCACTCGTGCTATCATCAGTAGATGAGGGCAGAGAAAGGACATTGAGAGCATTGAGAGCATTGAGAGCAGAGAGATAAGTAGAGTCCTTGGGCTGACGTGAGATGAAGGCATTTTGAAGGGCGTTAAACTTTTCGTGCAAGACTATGCACAGCATAAGTTGGAACACCACCTTGTAAAAGCGGATTTCAGCATTGTGGTTGGAAGGACAGATAGCAGCACGGAAGGGCTTGGTAATGTTTGCAGCAAAGTTGATGCCTTGGGGGCGGCATATAGAGCTGACTGACTTGTCAAGGAGATGATAGAGGTGCTTGAGCTCAGTCACTAGCTGAAAGTATCTACCCTTGACAGCTTTCTTGAGGTCCTCATCACTTGTATACTCAACCTTTTCAACAAACTGATCTAGAAAATTCTTCATGCCGTCATAGCGTGAAAAGATATCCCAGTTCTGGGTGATGATGTGGTAGGTGTCCAAGTAATTTGGGGAGATGTGGTCAGGGTTGATCTTGTCATACATAGCATTGAAGCTTGAAAAGGTCTTGTCATTGACAATGAGCTCAACTGCAGCAAGCGCCTTTTGAACAATGGAAGATGCCGTCTCAAAGAACTGAGGGCCACCACGTGTATAAGTTACACAATAGGCCTGGAGAAACTTGGGAGGTGACATCATTGGCAGCATCCATGGGCGCACCTTGAAGAATGGCGAATTCATGGCCTTAAAATAGCTAGAAATAGCTACAAAAGAAGTCATGATGACGGGCATAGTCAAAGTGATCATGGAAGCAGTTGCAGAAGAGATGCTTGAAGTGAAGAGAGTTGTCATGGTTGAGAGCAGAGAGATGACACTCCCAGGGATGGAAGAAAAGTCATCCCACATTGCAGTAGGGAAGTCAGAGAGCAGCTTGAGAGTTGCAGAGCCACCTGCAGATGCAGGGACTATCTCGTGCGTAGGCACAGAGGTCTTGATGGTCTTGGGGGTGTTGGTTGGCTGTTGAGGCGAAGCAGTACTCCAGGAGAGAATGCCACCCATTGTAATCAGAGCATGAAGCACCGAAGAGGCTGGCATTTTTGCCTTGAAAGGCGTAGGTAGGCAGGTTATGCCAAAGGTCAAAAACATAATTTCTATAAGAAATAAATCCGTTTTCAATGTTAAAAATAAGTGCGTTTTCACATTCTAAGTTTAAATTAATTAAAATGGCACGCAAAAAAACTTCTGAGAAAGTTAAAGAACCTCCTGTTGTTTTTTTCTTAAAACTTCCTGATCCAAATATTTCAGAAGTTCCACAATTTTTAGAAGTTCAAGAACATAAAACTTATGCAGAAATTCTTGAAACTACTGAAACTTTAGAAGCACCTAGATTTACAAATGAAATTTTAAAACCTATTCTTGAATCTATTAAAAAAGATTCATATTCTGAACATACTGCTTGTTTTTGGTGTTGTCATGCATTTCAAGGTTATCAATTTTCTTTACCTCTGTATTATGATACTTATAAAAATACTTATACATCTAAAGGAAATTTTTGTTCACCTGAATGTTCTTTAGCATATTTGTATTCAGATACTACAATTTCTGATTCTACACGTTGGAATAAACATGTTCTTTTAAATAATATGTATTCAAGATTATATACAGAAGGTATATCTCCAGCACCACCTAGAAATCTTTTGAGATTATTTGGTGGTCCTTTAGATATTAAACAATATAGATCATATTTAACAACAAATGATTTAATTCATGAAAATCTTCCTCCTATTCGTTTAGTATTTCCTGTTATGGCAATTCAAGGACCATTACGTGATATTAAAAAAATTGTTTCTCTTTCAAATGAAGCTGTAGAAAAAGCTTCTGAATCTTTAAGATTGAAAAGATCTAAACCTGTAAATTTAAATGTTCCTACGTTAGATTTATGTATTAAAAGTTAAATTAAAATTATAAGAATGAATAATCAAATCTTAGATTTTTTGAAATTTCAGACAATCTTAGGTTCTCAAAATTCTATAAAAAATTTTATTTATATAACTTTATTTGAACGTTTAATGCAAAATATTCCTTTTATTCAAGATTGTTTTACAAGAAAAACTAAGGTTGAATTTAATCCTAAAAAAGTTTCATCTGAAATTTTATTTGAAAGAACTAAAGAAGATAAAAAACAACCAACACAATTTCAAAATAGAATGGATGCAGTAATACATTCAATTTCAAAAATACCTAAAATTTCTAATTTATTATCTATAATTAATCATGATTATTTACCTTATAATTTTGAACCTTTAGATGTAGATACATATATATATTTTCAACTTTTAGATATTAGAGTAAATGATGGTTCAATTGATTCTTTAAAATTTAAAATTTTTTCATATGAAAAAGATTCTTCTTTTTTACAAAAATATGTTGAAACTTGTACTACAGAATATGATAGATATATGTTAAATAAATTAGGAACACATAAATATTTTTTTAATATGATGGTTCAACAGAAAAAAGGTCTTCAAAATCCTCTTCCATCAACATATATAATGTTTACAAAACATATATTTAAAACTTCTAGAACTTTTGATAATGTATTTTTTGATTCTAAAGAATCTGTCCAAAAACATACTGAATTTTTCTTACAAAGAAAAGATTGGTATAATAAAAAAGGTATTCCACATACTTTGGGTTTTATGTTTCATGGTGAACCTGGATGTGGAAAAACTTCAACTATTAAAGCTATTGCTAATGTAGGTAATAGACATATTATAAATATACATTTATCAGAAATTAAATCTAAAGAACAATTAAGTCATTTATTTTTTAATGATGAAATTCATGTATGGGATAATGGTAAAACTGAACGTTATAATATTCCTGTAAGTGAACGTATGTATGTAATTGAAGATATTGATGCTATGGGTGATTTAGTTCTAAAACGTGAATGGAAAAAACCCGAAGTTAAAAAGCAAATAGAATTTGATGAACGTGGAAATATTATTGAAGAAGATGTTCCTATTGATTTAGCATTTATCTTAAATCTTTTAGATGGTACTTTAGAATCTGAAGGTAGAATTTTAGCAATATCAACAAATTTTCCTGAAAGAATTGATAGAGCTCTTATACGACCTGGTAGAATTGATATGATTATAGAATTTAAAAAATGTTCAACAAAAATTTTATGTGAAATGCTTCAATCATTTTATGAAAAAGAATTTTTAGAAATAAGTGAATTAAATCATAAATGGACACCTGCAGAAGTAAATCAAATTTTATTTAGAAATTTTAATAATTCAGAAAAAGCAATTGAAGAATTAAAAAGTTTAAATCCTGAAACTGAATTTTAAGAATTATTCAAGAATTTTTAAAGTAATTTTAGTTATTATTTCAATATAAGACCAAACGGCTTCTTTATTTTGAGATGACATATCTTGAATATATGATTTTAATTTATATACAATATCAATATCTGCACTTTGTTTAATTTCTTCAGATGTCAAAAAAAAACTTTCATCTCTTGTAAGAATTTTTTCTTTATATTTATCTACAACATCAGTCTTAACAAAATTTATTGGATACATAGGATTCATATATTTCATCATACTTAAATTTGAAGCAAAAGAAGGAAAATCTTTATCATCTGGATACATTTTTGTAAGCTCATTTAAAAATTCACCAAATTGAGTATAAAAAGCTTCAATAAAAAGTTTTTTAGACATTCTTTATATTATGTTCGCGAGATACCAGAAAATTCATTTTTACGCTGATTTTCTAATGCTTCTAATCTTGATGAAACATCATCATTTGAACCAGTTTTAGATTTAGCAGTATTTTCAGATTTTGTTGCTTCTGCACCTGATTTTCCAGATAAATCTACAGAAATTGGTCCTGAACTTTGTCCTAAAAATGTATATAGACTATTACCTTCTCCTGAAAAAGAAGTAGGTTTATCCCATGAAGAAAATGATTCAGATAATTTACCCATACCTTCAAACCCCCATGCAGATATATCACCTTGAGGTGTGCTTCCAGTAGGAACACCTTGTTGATCTTTAGTAGGTAATTCCTTTCTTGAATTTGTAGGTTTACTAATGTAACCAAATATATCTTTACCTATAATAACTTCTTTAGAATCTGGAACATATAAAGTAGGAACTTTCTTTAAGAATTGTGGAATACTTTCTCTAGCTAAAGATTCAACTAAAACAAATTTATATAATCCAGTTTTATTTAAAGCTTTTAATGTTTCAATAATTTGTTTACTATGAGGACAACGTTCACTATAAAATAAATAAGGTTGTGACATTTTAGTTTGATCTAAAGAAAAAACGGAAATAACATAAACGAAATAAGTATAAGAAAACAATGGCGACCTTCGAAGTTACAAAAAATCAAAAGTTTCTACTTACAACTGAATTTAGAAATTTCCCTTTAACATTCGTTAATGGATTACGTCGTATTCTTCTAAGTCAAATTCCTATTGTAGTTTTCAAAAATGTTGAAATTATTACTAATACTTCACAAATGCCTTATGAAATGTTGAAACATCGTGTAGAACTTCTACCAGTAAATGTATCACCTGAAGACACACAAATTATTAAAAATGCTTCTATTCATCTTGAAAAAAATACTAAAGATTCTGTAGAAATTACTACTGATGATTTTATTATAAAAGATGGAAGAGATAATCTTATAATGAAAGATCGTGATCTTGGAACTCCTTTGCTATTTCTACGCTTAAATCCTAATGAATCTATACATCTAACTGCTAAACTTGCATTGGAAAAAGGTTCGCAAGTATGTACTGCAGCAATGGCTTATCATCTAGATCCTCAACGTGTAGAAAATGAAAGAAAACTATGGATTGAAAAAGAAAAAGATCCTAGAGAATTTGATAATTTCTATTATCAGAAATGTTATTCAATTGATGACATTGGTAGACCAAATTGGATTGATCTTCAAGTAGAATCGGTTGGTGTTTTAACTTCACAAGATATTATGAAATATGCTATAAAAGAATTGCGTTTTATGTTAAATGAATGGTTTTCTCAAGCAGTAGATAATATTTCTAAAGAAGGTGAAAAAACTTATAATATTAAACTAAATATTGGAGGTCATACTGTAGGAGCTTTGTTACAAGAAGTTATCTATCATTCAGGAGCACAATTTGTATCTTATGATATTCCTCATCCTTTAAGACCAGCACTAGTTGTAAGATTTGTTACAGAAAAAGATGCTGTAAAACTCTTAAAAGAAATTAATGAAACAATTGAGGAATATTGTCAGATAGTTGAAAAGTCCCTATAAAATAATGGCAGACACACTAAAATTTGAACAAGGTGATTTAGAAATACTAGAAACCTTTGATCATGAAGAAGAAATTCAAAGACCTGAAGAACTACGTTTTTATACGTTAGATGAACAATTAACTGATTTATTTGAAAAAATGATGCCAGCAAAATTATCACGTTTTGAAGAAAAAGAATTAAGAAAATTTAGAGATCGTGCACGCTTATCATATGAAAAAACTGTTTTAGTTACAGATACTGATTACATAGTTGATTTGCGTCGTAAAACTTTAAATGTTTCATGGATTCATCCTGTATATTCTGATTTTGAATATCAAGAATATTCTTATGATAAACAATGGTTACCTTTATTTCTTAAAGAACAGCGTAGAATACCTAATTATTATTCAAGATTATTAGGAGCTTTACCTAAACCATATAAAAGTATGGAATCGGGTAGACCTGCTAAAGGTGAATTATTAAATAAAGAAGGTAAAGAATCTATAAAAGTTTTAGATAATTACGTAACAACAAAAACACAAATAAATGATGATGGAACTTATGTAGTTATAAGTGAATATATTCAAAATACAAATGATGTTTTAAATACTAATGGTTATTATTTATCTGAACGTCCTTATGAAATTCCAAGATCTATAGATCATCCTTTTTTAAAATCAAGACATGCTTCTTATGTTGAAACTGATGTTTCACTTATGAATGCTTATCCTTCAATTGAATCTATTGTAGAACATGCTATTCCTACAAGCACAGATCCATATAATGAAAGTAAAAAATATTTAAAATTATATGATATTAATTTAGATCAAATTTCTTGGAATTCATGGAAAGAAAGATTTCCTCCTGTTGAATATCGTGATGTTCCAATACCTAGAAAACCAGTTGAATTAAATAAAGATGAAAATGAAAAACCATCTGAAATTCTTTTAAAATTATATAAGAATTGGAATTCAGCTTATGATCCAAGATATTGGTTATCATTACAACATGATTCTGGTATTTTAGTTTCAAAATTATTATTATCTGATGCAAATTCTACAGGAAGTTTAAATTCTTATCCAATTTCTGAAATTAATTATACATATCCAGATAGTGAATCTGATATTTGTCAAAATCTTTTTACTTCATTTGATACATTTTTAGAATCTGGATTATATAGACCTTTTAAACGTAAGATTGGTAAAAAAGAAGAAATTTTTGGAAAATGTATTCCTATAACTACAATCTTACAAGAAAAAACACAACTTATGTATGGAGGAAGAACATCATGGAAAGAATCTACAAAACATGATATTGTAACAAATTATCAAAAAGTTCTTAAACAATATTCTAAATATGATAATGAAATTATTAAGAAATATGAAAAACATGAATCACGTAGAGATTCTGAAAGAAAAACTGATGTTCTTGCAATTTTAAAAGATAAACAAAGAGAAGATGAAGATAAAGCTGAAGCACTTGAAAAAATAGTTAGAGATCTTGAATTAACAGATAAATTATATTTTGATGCAGCAAAAGATTATGTTATGTGTAGTCATACCTTAGAAATTCTTAGAGGAATATTAAAAGATAGTAAAACTAAACTTAAATTTTATATTGAATGGACTGCAAATATTGAAGGTTCAAGAATATGTAAATATTGTGGTGAAGATATTAATAATGATACCTTAGTTGCTGTAAAAGAATATGATTCTGAAGGACATGTAGTTATGGAATATGAACCATTAAATTCAGAAATTCAAACTATAAATTCTATAAATTCTTTAAAAGCTTTATTTGATGAAGGAAATAGTGGTGAATCATTAATATATATAGTTCTAACATTTTTACAAATTGTTCCAATTGAACAACAAATTATTCCAATTTTACAATTAATTCGAAGTATTACTGAAAATCTTAAAAAAAGATCAAAATTAGGAAAAATTTCACAAGATGATTCTGATTATGCAGAAGGATTAATGGGTATTGCTGGTTTAATAACTTTATTACAAACACATAATCCTTTTTTAATTCCTAAAAGAAAAGTTGGTCCTAAAATATTTGAAACTACTGGTTATCCAAGAGATGAAGGTGATCAAATATTAAAATCAATTATACAATTATTATTATTTGTATCTAAAACATTTCCAATATTATTTAAAGG